TTCTTCTTGTAATTTTGTATGCCATTCGTCATTAAAATAGGCAGTTAAGTTTAAATCTGGATATGCTTGTCCATCATCTAATTTACTTAGATAATCAAAGGAAGAAAATTGAGATAAGATGTTTTCTTGAACAAATTCGGCACTATCATTTAATTTAATAGCCTTAATATCTTTAGCTGCTAAAGTTGAAAAAGCATTTTTTAACGCATCAGTTTTTTCAGTTATAATATCAGATATAGATATATGTTGTGCATCCGTAAATTGAGCTTGAGAGAAAAATATGTCTCTAGATCCATCAATATAATCTTCAAACGCTAATTGTTTAGAAGTATGGTCTGGATAGGTTTCATCATCTGTTAAAACACCATTTCCAAAAATCTCAGCATCATCTTTTAGCTGTCTAAAAAATTGATTTGTACTTTTCTGTGCAACTAAATTATTATAAGCTAATTCTGCTTCAGGAGCAAGGTTTCCAGGCAATTCTTTATTTACAGCAAAAGCAGTTCGTGCAGTAATAATATCATTTTGGATTTTTCTTTTTTGTCCAGCAGCAGCAAAACTTTTTAAAGATTCTGAAAACTGTGAAAGCCCTTTTATTAATTGCTCTTGTCTAAGTCTGGTGTCAACAACTCCAGTTAAAGATCCACCTCCAGTACCAGTTATCTGTGGTAAGCGTTGTAATTGTGTTTGTATTTGTTGTTTAGGCATTAGGTCGATTTAGGAGTTACTTTACCAGTTGTAGGATTAACAGTATAACCTACTTCTTTAATAGCAGAAATTCCCAAACCTAATTGAGACAAAGCTAATCCTGTAGCATCTGGAGTTAATATAAATGAAGCAGCTCTGTTGGCAGCAATCGTAGCTCTACGCTGTCCTTTTAATTCAATATCTAAGTTTTTAATACGAGTTCCATAGTTAAAATTTCGTCTAGAACGAGCATTATATCCTTGTCTTGCTATATTATCAGTGTGTAATCTAAAAGATTGGCTATTTATTCCAGCTTGTCCTGCAAATTTAGCTAAAGCAGAAGCTTTTTCTCTCCTAGCAAGAAAAGCTATATCTTGCATATCAAATCCAAGAGATTTCAGTTCTAAGGCCTTTTGTTGGCTAATAATTTGTTCATTTTCTGCAAGGGTTTGATTTCGTTGCTGTGCATCAAATAATCGTTTTTGATTAGTTAAAAAAGCTTGTTGATTAGCTAAATCAAAACTAACTTTATTTTGATAAGCTTGAACTGCAAATGCACCTAAAGTTAATTTATCAAAGAAACTAAAAGCCATTAATCAGCTACCTTACAAAATTCATAAAACTTTACGTTATTAATCATGCGTTCTCCTATAATCTTAAATCCGCACCATCTTATCCATTTAATATGTAGATCATTTCTACTATCTATAATATTCCATATATGCGGAAAAAGAGTATTCATTCCATTAACTTCAGTTCGGCTCTCTCGTAAGAAAGCGCGTTTAATCTTATGTAAACCTTTAGAGCCTAACATCCACACAATGCCTGTTGTTTCATCTACAGGACAAACTCCGTACATTCCTACTACTTGTCCATGATTATCTATTATAGAACGACAAACTTTTCCAAATAAATATCCGGACAGTAAAGCTTGTTCAGAAGTCTTTCCTAACGTATTGACTTCTCGTTTATCTTCGTATCTTAAATTAGGAGCTAGTTCACAAATATCATGTAATATAGATTGCCTATGATAAGGCTTCATGTTATCTCCTAGCAGAAACAGTCCGTACTACATAATTGCCTTCCCAATCGGCTCCTGTAAATGCACAAGGCAAATAGGAATCAGAGATTAATTCTAGTTTTAAATCTCTAGCATCAGCTAAAATAAGCTTTTTAAAACTACCAGTTTCAAATGGAATAGTACCAATCTTGTTTAGAGTCGATCCTAGAATACGTCCAGTATAGATATGGCTGAAAGCATCCCTTCCTGGAGCTGTAACTTGAAGTTTAAAGTATCCTGTATTAAAGTAATCTACATTGAACTTACGGATCTTTAAGATACCACCGGATAACGAGCTTAGTCTTCCCTGTACTTCAGTCTTAATTGTTGGCTCAGTAAACTCATAGAGAAAGCGGTAATCTTTACCAATGAAACATGAGCTGGCTGAGTGATCTCCAGAAGCAGTGAGGGTTGTAGGAGTGGTTTGTGATACCCCTTGCACCAAGTCACCTTCTTTTCCACTAAAGCCTGCCCCAAAGACCACTCTAAACGTGGAACCAAAATCATCAGGATAAGGAATAGTCCATGAAGTAAGATCAGCTCCTGAACTATAAGAGCCAGTAACTTCTGTAAGTCTATCAAGATGTGGCTTGAAAGAAAGCTGAGTTGAGCTTTCAGTCAGATTAACAAGGTTAGCATCTTGTAAACTTATTTTATCCAGATAAGTGCCGTCAGGTCTAACGATAACAAGATAGGCGATATGGTCTATAACATTAATACCTATTACTTTTTCTTCAGCTTTAAACTTCCATTTAGACCATGAGCTTAACTTTTTAACTCCTCTCTCAAATAACATCTTATAGATAAATATTTCATTTAAGTTTTCATCTGAGAGAACAAACAAAAAGTCACTATGAGGACTTATATCAAATATTTTACCCTTGATATAACTTGGTACATGACTTGTAATTTCTTCTGCTGTTTCTTCTTGTAAGTCTTCTATAGTTCCAAACTCTCGAATCGCGGAAAAGCCGTCTACTTCTTCTGAAAAGTAAAGTTTACGTCCATTCAGAATAGGAATAGCCCCTATGTCATTCTTATATTCTGTAAGTAATGATAGTTTAGCATTAGTAGGAGTCAAGCCTCCTGCTGCAAACTCAGATAATTTAAACTGTGCAAAATTACTAAATAAATAAAGGTCTTCGTTAAAGGCAAGACTATGATGAAGAATACTTACTTGGTTACTAGGAGAAGCTAAATCTATAGGGTCTGTATCCAGTAAATCTGTAGCAGTTGTATTATAGAAATTAAAGAATTCTCCAAGCTCAGACAGTATAATATTTTCTCCTGCTAAAAATCCAAATCTATTCTTGTGAAAGAAAATATCATTTAGTGTTTCACCAATAAAACTAGGATCAGGAGCAGTCGTTTCATCACCTACTAACCTATCAGTCCATGTAATTTGAGACAGTGAAAATACGGTTTCACCAAAATCAGCAGCAAACGCATCATCCCAAGGATCTTCAGAAGTCCTGATAAACTGTATGGGCATTGTACTAGCATCTAGACTATTAGCTAATCCAGGTTCTACAGTTTCTACCCATTCACCTACATCTTCATCTGCTTGGTTATTATGTTTAAGCCAGTAGTCATCCGTTCCTGAGCTTGGGCTTCCGGTAACTCTAACTATAAAACCATCTTTAGTCCTAGAAGGAAGATCCGTAAAGTCAACAACAGAGCCCTTGATAGCTATTAGATTGTCTTCAGGAGCTTGTGCATGAAGCGTAAAGTCAGCACCATTAACTCTTGTTAGATGAACATTGGAACTCCCAAACTTGGTAACAGTAAAATCTCCAGTACCAGCAGAACCAATACTTCCGTTAATATCACTGTAAATATCATCAAGTTGTGTAGCAGCGTCAGCACTAGAAGTAACAGTTGATCTTAATGTACCATCAACATATACGGTCATAGTAGCAGCATTAGTGGCCTGCTTGAGAAACACGATACCTTCAGGGTTTCTATCAGAACTTGTAGTAGCCGATTTAGCCGTTGTAACAGTTTTGTTTAATATAAAGGTATAATCAGCTACGGTAAATAACTTAAGATTATCTCGTGTATTAGCACTGGTTATATAGGTTAATACGTCTCCTGTAGCTCCTGAGACACTCTTAGAAACACCGTCTAGACCCCATACTTCCATTTCAGCTCCTGAAAAATCGGAACTAAAATCAGAACTGAACTGTTCTGAGGTCAGGTGTACTATATATCTCTCATTTTCATCCCTGTTAATGAAATGAATATTTGCATCTGTATCAGTTTTATTACTTAACTTTGCTATATGTTCTAATGGAGGTCTTTTTTTAAGCCCCTCCGCTATAGTAACTAATCCATTCTCTTGTGTAGTCGATTGAGAAGCTAATCGTAATGCAGGAGGTTGTTGAGAAACCCCATTGATTAAGTTACTTATTTGCTCTGTAATAAGAGGCATTTACCATAGCTTCCTGTATAATTTGGTAGTGTTATACATATCTGTAGT